GTATATGGAAAAACGTTGGTCGGCTCAATTCCGATTTCAACAAAAATTAGAACTGTCGATATAGAGGCATAAACATGACTAATAAATTTATTGCTGGTTCTGGTGGAGGAGGTAAAGGCGGTGGCGGTGGTTCACGAACACCATCTACAGACCCAGATTCTCTTAATAGTCGATCTTATGGACGTATTGTTGATCTTATAAGTGAGGGAGAAATTGAGGGTTTAGTTGATGGAAATAAATCAATTTTTCTAGATAACACCCCTTTAGAAAATAATGACGGTTCTGCCAATTTTGATGATGTAATTATAAAAACTAAAGACGGAACTCCAAATCAAACAGTTTTAGATGGTTTCGTAGAAGCAGCGAATATAATTAGCAACCCTCAAAGTGGTGTTGAAATTGATAGTACTGGACAAACATTTACTATCAGTGATCCAAGTGTAGACTCTGTTATTTTTTTAATTAGTGTTCCAACATTACAAAAAATTAAAAATAATGGAGATACTTTAGGTACAGAATTTAAATATCAATTTCAAAGAAGTTTAGCTAATGGAGCTTTTACAAATTTTCTTGGAGAACAAACCATAACTGGAAGAACTGCTGATCTATATCAAAAACAATACGAATTTACTATTACTGATTTAGCTGATACACAGTTTCCTGTTCGATTTAAATTAAAAAGAACTTCTGATGACGATACAGCCTTTATGAATGGAAACGATGAAGACGGTAAGGCAAATTCTGATACTTTTATTAGTCACACAAGTAAATTTTTTGTTACATCACATACGTTAATTAAACAGCAAGGAGCAAATCAATCTGGTAATTACACACATAATAATGGGTCAGGTGGGGCTGGAACTTTAATAACATTTAGTACAACTGCTAATCATAATTTAGAGGTCGGAGACAGTATAGGTTGTGAGTTTAGTGGTGATACAGTTAACAGAAGAATGGTTGTTGCATCCGTTGTTTCAGCTACAAGTTTTACTGCTCAACACACACAGAGTTTAAATGCATCAGGAACAGTTACTTTTGGAAGAAGATTTAATTATCCAGATTGTGCTTTAGTAGGGCTAAGAATAAATGCAGAACAGTTTAATTCAGTACCAAAAAGAAGTTATTTAATAAAAGGTATAAAAGTAAAAATTCCAAATGGGGTAACAGTTGACTCAAATAACGGTAGAATTATTTATCCATCTGGGTACGTTTTTAATGGAACACTTGGAGCAGCCCAATGGACTACAGACCCTGCCTGGTGCTTATTCGATCTTTTAACAAGTCAAAGATATGGTTGTGGAGATTTTATAAGTGCTAGTGAATTAGATGTTTACAGTTTTTATGCAGCATCAGTTTATTCAAGCGAACTTGTAACTTTTAAAGATAGATCAGCTACAGGTGTAATCACAGAAATATCCGAGCCAAGATTTAGTTTAAATGTAAATATTCAAACAAGGCAAGATGTTTTCAAAGTAGTTAACAGTCTTTGTTCTGTTTTTAGAGCAATGCCTTTATATATGTCTGGAAGTTTTAGTCTTATACAAGATAAAGCAGGGTTAGATCCATCGTTTCAATTTACAAATGCAAATGTAACTCCAGAGGGTTTTTCATATTCTGGCAGTAGTTCTAAAACTAGAGCAACTGTAATAGTTGTTAAATATTTTGACATTGAATTAAGAGATGCAGCTTATGAGCAAGTAATTGATAATGAGGCTTTACTTAAGTACGGTGCAATTATTAAAAATATTAATAGTTTTGGTGTTACCTCAAGACACCAAGCTAGAAGACTTGGTAAATGGTTTTTAACTACACTTGCCACTGAAACAGATGTTGTTTCATTTACAACTACAATTCAAGCTGGAGCTTTAATAACACCAGGTCAAATTATTGAAATACAAGACGAAGTAAAATCAGGAGTTAGAAGAGGTGGTCAAATAACATCAGTTACTACAAGTGGTGTGAATAGTGTTATTGGTATCGATAATATAACTGATTTACCAAATTTAAATACTGGATTAGTAGGCAAATTAACAGTTATTTTACCTGACGGACAACTTAGCCAAAAAACAATAGCTGCTAATGGTATTAATACAGATGCAAAAACAATTACCTGTCTTGGAAGATTTGAAAGAAAAGTACAGGATTCTAGTGGTAATAATCCTTTTTTAGAAGATACAAGACAAGCTAATCCTGTTTATACTGATACCTTTCAACCTACAGATCCAAATGTTGGTTCTTTTTGGGTTATTGAAACTACAGGAACAGATGCGTCAATAAGATCACAACTTTATAAAGTGGTAGCAATAGAAGAGCAAGATGATTTTCAATATACTGTTACTGCTGTTTTACATAATGAAAGTAAGTATGCAGCAGTTGAGCAAAATGAAGTTCTTGAACATAGAGATTTTACAAATTTAGATTTAGTACCAGAAAAACCATCAGATTGGGCTACTGATTCTGGAGGTGTTGTCTATCCAATTGAACAATTATATAAAGATAAAAATCAAGTAAAAGTAAGACTTTTAATTGGTTGGAAACCAGTGTTAGGTGTTAATCGTTATGAATTAAAATATAGAAAAGACAAAGGTGGATACATAACAGTTGAATTACAAGATCCTTCATTTTCAATAGATGATATTAATGTAAGTGCTACTTCTGGTAGTGCAAAATTTGATCTTAAAGTTAGAAGTATAAGCGCATCAGGAAAAAAATCTAATAGTGCTTTAGAAAAGCTTGGTTTTTCTGTTATTGGAAAAAATGCTAAACCATCTCAAGTTAGTTCAGATTTTGCTGCATCATTAGATCCTAATATTGGAGTTGTTTTGTCTTGGACTCCAATAGTAGCAACATATCCTAATTTTGCTGATCTAGATATAAGAGGATATGTAATATATGAGGGAACTTATGGAAGCGGTACTTTTTTAACAGAAGTTAAATCTACATCATTTAATGTTCCAACTTTACCATCTAGTACTGATAACGCAAAAATATACTCTATAAAAGCTATAGATGATGATGGTAATGTAAGTGTTAATGCTCGGACAACAACTTTAACTCTACAAAATCCCAACGCACCTACAGGTTTAGGTGGAATTTATCAAGACGATAATTACATTTTAAGTTGGACTGCTTCTGTAGTAAATGGAAATAGATTTGCAATAAAAGAATATGAAATTAGACAAGAAGGTACTTTAATAGCCACTACAAATTCCTTATCTTTTACTTTGCCAGTTACTTGGAATAGCTTACAAGAATTTAAAGTGAGAGCAAGAGATATTGTAGGCAAAGAAAGCGCAGATATAACATATGATGCTCCTTTTACAAAAGCATCAGCCCCAAATATTCAATATGCCTATGAAGGTACAAAAATAAGACTTTTTTGGACAAAACCTACTGAAGGGGCTACAAAAATTAAAGATTATGTTATTAAAGCAAGTGTTACAACATTAAGTGGTACTAATCAAGAACAGTTTGATAATAGTGAATGTTTCCCAGTAGATGTTATAAATTCTGAAAGTTATTTATTAGATGTTGATCATAGTGTTCTAAATACAACAACATCAAGAAGATTTTTTGTTGCTGCTAGGGATACTAATAATAATCTTGGAGATATTGGCCGTACTGGAATTCTTAATTATCCTGATGTATCTGTAACGCCTCCTCCAGCACCTACAAGCCTTACTGCTGTTATTAAGGGAGCGAGTGCTTTTGTTAGCTGGAATGAAGTGCCTGTTGCAACTGTTGGTGGAAAAGTAAATGGTTTACCAATAGTTTTTTATAAAATTTATAGAGAAAATGCTGGGGCTACAACAGTTGGCACTGCTGATTTTCAACAAAATGGTACAGCAATTACAGAGGAAGTTATATGGACAGATGCAACACAAAAATATTTTGTTCGTGCTGTTGATGTGAATGGTAATGAAGGAGTATTATCTTCAGTTGATTTTACGGTTTCTTTACCAACAGCAGTAACAAATTTTTCAAACGAAGTTATTGATAATAATGTATTATTAAGATGGACAGAAAGTGTTATTGGCTCAGATCAATTACCAATAAAACACTACAACATATTTAGAGATACAATTAGTGATTTAGTTGGTCAAAAATTAGGTACTTTTACAACTGTTTTTGAGCAAGTTGGAGGACAAAAAAGCTATATTATAAAACCTGTTAATACTGCTGGTAATGAAGGAGCGCAAGCTGTTACTAATGCTGAAGTTAATGAACCGCCTGACTTTGTATTAACAGATGATTTCCAAAGTAATTTAACTGGAAGTGGTATAACGACTGTTAATAGCTTTTTTGATGCTGGGGGTTTATTCTTCTGTATAGATACTTCCAGAACATGGAAACAACATTTTGACCCAAGTAACAACGATACGTCTAGAACTTTTGGTGTTTATGGTGCTTCCAGTGTTTATGCTTTACCTAGCGAAAACACAGGCAGCTTCGAGGAAATTATAGATACAGGTGCAACTATTACTTCAACTAGAATTGAAGGTACTCTTGGCTTGGTTGATGATGAAACTGTTAACGAAGGATATACTATCTCTAACGAATTATTTATTGCACCTGACAATGGTTCTGGTGCTGCTGGTACTTATGTATCAAGAGGAACTGGTAGTGGAAAAAGAATAAATGTTCTTGGACAGGATTTTAGATTTATAAAAGTAAGATATTCTTTTACTGGTGCTAATAATAATGATTTGATAAAGGTTAATAGTAGTCGTGTAAAATTATTTTTAAAACGCAAAACAGACCAAGGTAGAGTAACAATCTTAGGTAGTGCTGCTGGAGGCTCAAATGGTGTAACTGTTAACTTTAGTGAGACTTTTATTGATGTTGATTCAATACAACTATCAATTCAAGGAAATAGTAGTGGTGCTAAATATGCTATTTATGATTTTAAAGATGTTGCTAATCCTGATTTGACAACAGGTTTTAAAATATTTGTATTTACAACTACTGGAGGTTTCCCTACAGCAAATACGGTTGTAGACTTTACTGTAAGAGGGGTTTAAATGGCTAATTTCAATTTACCAGCTTTAACAAGCACATATACAAACTTTATTACCGAGTTAAAAGCAAGGGATAATGATATTGCGTCATTATTTTCTAGTGGATCTACTTTTACAGGTACTTATCCAGTAAGAGCAGTTAGATGGAATGCATCTAATGGTTATTTTGAAAGACGTAACGCAGCTAATAATGGTTTTGAAAGGTTAGAAGGTGCAAGTGGAACTCATAAGTTTGTAAATTTAGAAGCAGGGCAAATAACAGCAACAGGAACATTAAGTGGAGATGATGTTACAGCAACTGATCAACTACAAGGAGGAAGATTTAATGTAACAGGAACAACTAAACCAGCTAATGGTTTGTACAGACCAGTAGCAAATGAGGTTAGGTTTACTACAAATAGTACTGATAGGCTTACCATAGAAAGCACTGGCGAGGTTGGGATAGGCACTGTTGACCCTGCATATACCCTCGATATCAATGGTACATTTAGAATAAAAAATGGTTCAAATGATAGTTATCTGGATGTAGGTCAAGGAGGTACAGGCAATAGAAATGCCTATATTGATTTAGTTGGTGATACAACTTATTCAAATTATGGATTAAGAATAATTCGTACAAGCTCAGGAGCTAATACATCTTCCGAAATAATACATCGAGGCACAGGAAATTTAGCAATAAAAGCTCTTGAAGCAGCAGATCTTCTTTTGCAGACAGCAAATACCACTAGATTAGTATGTGATTCAAGTGGGTTTGTTGGTATAGGAGATTTCGATAATCCATCCACTAATCTACATATAAAAAGAAATGATGCAAATGGTAATTTTATAAGATTGCAAAATACTGAGGGTAGTGCTTATCTCGGTGCTGATGCTGATGATTTAATATTGCGTGGGGATACAATTGTTTTTGGTAGCGAGGGAGGATCAGAAAGAGCTTATATAAATAATAGTGGACTTGGAATTGGTTATACTCCATCAGTAAAATTAGAAATAAGAAGTTCTGGTTCTACATATAGCGATCCCAGTAATAATGACGTAGCTGGTGCTTATATTTATAACAGCAATAGCACTGCAACTGGTCATGCCGTTCTTGCTTTAAGAAGTAATAGTGCTACTGGCGGTGATGCGTTTTTATCTCTTGATATTAATGGTGTAGCTGGTTGGCACATCGGTATAGATAATTCAGATGGTGATAAATTTAAAATTGGTAGATCATGGTCATCTGTAGGTTCAAATAATGCACTGTCAATTGATTCAAGTTATAACGCTGTATTTAGTGCATCTGTAACTGCAACAAGTTTCAGTGGTAATGGAGCAAGCCTTACATCTGTTAATGCTGCAACTTTAGATAATATTGATTCTTCCCAGTTTGTTAGAAACGATATTAACCAAACTGTTAGCGGAGCTATAAATTTTAGCGGTAAAAAAATAGGTCTTGGAACTACGCCAGGTGGAAATTTAAATGGTAGAAATGCTGCTATTGCTTTAGGAGATAATGATACTGGTGTAGCTCAAAACGGAGATGGTCAATTAGAATTATGGGCTAACAATGTTGAGGTTGTAAATATTGACAGTACTCAAGCTATATTTTATGGAAATGTAGTTCCAAATGGAACTAGAAATTTAGGTTCTTCTGGTAATCCTTGGCAAAACTTATTTATTAATGACCTTAATATGTCTAATAAAGGGAAACAAAATGATGTAGATGGTACTTGGGGAGACTATACAATTCAAGAAGGGCATGAAGACCTGTTTTTAATAAATCACAGAACTGGTAAAAAATTTAAGTTTGCACTAATACCTGTAGCATAATAACCGTTTAAGGATATAATAAAAATCATATACATTACAACTTATGTCTACTATTTCTGAATTGAGAGCAGCGGCTCAAGCTACAGGTCAAGAACTTGTTAAAAGATTTAATGAGCTTGAAAATGCTGAAAAACAAATTTTGGCAGAAAAAGCACAAATAAAAAGTCAAGTTGACGGTATAAATGGCGAAATTGCTGCTTATAATAAAATTGAACCTCCTGTAACGGAAGTTGAACCAACATCAACACCCGAACCTGTTGAATAATGGCTGTAAATCCTGGTCTTAGAAATTTTACTTTGCAAAGAGCAGCGGATTGGAATGAAGAATATATTTTATCTTCTACGCAAGCAGATGGTTCAATCGTTCCAATGGATTTAACAGGATTTACAATTGAAGCACAGGCATGGGATGAAGAGCGTGAATTTAAATATGCTGATTTTGGTGTAACTGCTACTAACGATAATAGAATCATTGGTAAGTTTTTTTTAACTCTCACAGATGTGCAAACCCTTAACTTTCCAGATGAATTATATTATGACGTAATGTTAACAAACACCAATGGTTTGAAAGAATATTATGTTGAAGGTAAGATTACAGTATCGCAGAGCTATACAAGATGAGTACTAAGATTTCTATTGCTACCACTAAGAATACAGTTACTGTAAATGGAGAGACTAAAGTTGTTTCCGTAGTAACTGCTGGCGCACAA